TCCTTACCGCCACGGACGCCGACAGCCTTCTGCCATGCCTGCGGCGTGACGTAGTTCAGCGGCAGACCTTCAGCGGCAACGACGCCTTCGATCATTCCGACGCCGCGACCAAACTGGAACATCGAACTGACGCCCTGCCCTGGCATGGCGCCGACCTTCTCAAGCCAGACGACGTTGATGTGGAGATCGTCGTGCAGGATGTTTGACAGCAGCGTCGGGTTGATCTCGCGCTTGGTCTTGCCGCTGCGCTCGATCTCCATGACCGGCATGTCGTGAACACTCAGGACGCCACTTTTTGGATCGAAGAATGCAATCGCGCCAGAGGCGCCTGGGTCGATGCCGACGATCATGGCTCGATCTCCACAACCATCTCCGCGCCGACCGCTTCCAAGAGCCGTAAAGCGGTCTCGAGATGCAGACCGCTGCCGTTCTTCACGAACCAATAGGCGCCATGCGACAGGCCGGCTTCGCTGCACAGCTTGCGCTGTGACATGCCAAGCCGGACCCGCTGCCGTTCAATAAACTCGACGATGTCATCGCCGCTGTCGATAGATATGCTGGTCACCAACCGACCCTCCCTGATTGTGCCGCAGACGCTAAATGCCTTGCGTGCTAGACGCAAACACGAGCGCCAAGCACGCAATCTTATCCACAGCGATTTACCAGGACGGGTCGAGGAGCGCCCAGGACGGCACCGACAGCGTCGTCGATTGCCTGGGGTAGCCCTTCCACTCGGTTGGATCATTGGCCCGCTGGAACGCCAGCGCAGCCCTCTCCATCAACATGCGGCCAGACTGCAGCGACGGCTCATCTAGCGTGTAGATGCCGATCGCGTATGGCGCCTCGCTTTCGACCGCGATGAACGTGAAATGCTCGGCGTCCCAGCCGGTGACTTCACGATAGCCCTGCAGGTAATGCGCTGCCTGCATGTGGTACTTGAACGAAGCGATGCTGCGCGCGAACGCTTCGGGCGAAGCGTCTTGCGTCGTCTTCACGTCGACGATGCCGTCGCCGCGGTAATAGTCGAAGCGCGCCTTGCACGGCAGGCCGTCGTAGGCCTTCCACAGCATCGACACTTCCGGCTGACCGTCCTTCAAAAGATCGCGTGCAACCGGATGCTTTGCTACTGCTTCCGCGATTGCCGCAGCCTTGTCGAACACGTCGGCGTCGAGGATCAGCTTGCCCTGGTGTTCGCGCTCAAACAGCTCGATCGTTTCCTTGCCGACCTTAGTGCGCTTGTCGACTTTCGGCGCCCGCGCGATCTCGATGTCCGCCTTCTCCGGCTCGAGGATCATCGTGTGGACTGCCGTGCCGAGACGCATCGACGCTGTCGGCTCCATCGGCTTTTCTTTCTGCGCCAGATAATGCGCGGGCGATCGTAGTAAATGCTTTGCACCGCTCGCAGAGAGTGCGTCGATCGCATGGTAGTCCGGCGCCGGCATCCCGGTGTACACGCCTGGTGTGATTGTCATTGTCCTCTCCTCCTAAATGATTACGCTGGTCTCATATTTAACTTAGTTTTTTTTTGATCTTTAACTTGTGAAGGCTCGATCTTCGGCGCATCCGGCGCCTGGTACTCGCCGCACCAGTGCATCGACGAGGCCTTCGTCAGCTGCGGATAGCGGTGGCAGTAGCCGACCGTCGTGCCGCGGTAGTAGCGGCAGGATGAGCATCCACTCATATCGTAATCTCCTCAATCGCAACCTCTGCGGCGTAGCGCACCGCGTCCTCGTCATACTTTGCGCGGGCAGCGAAACGCAACGCCGCAAGCGCCCTCTCCTTGTCCTTTCGCAGCCGCTCGATCTCCTGGGCGCCGTCGATGTAAGTCTGATAGACCATCGGGAAGCGATGCCGATCGACAGCCTCCGCGCCTTTACGCATGCGAAGGACGAGATCAGACTTCGTCATCACTCTTTCTCCCCAAGCGCAGTGCGGGCTTTCATCATGTCATCAGCAATTTCATACGCTGCTGTTGCATATTGGTCTTGCGCGAGAGATGTACGCCCTGCCAACATTCCGTTTAAAACCTGTGCTGCAAAGTAATCACGCAACGTCATTCCGCGTTGGCCAGCAATCCTTCCGCCATAAAGCGGATCATCATGCGCGATCATTGGAAACGCTTGTTCATCACTCATCACTCTTTCTCCTCCGGTGGCGCACCAAGCACAGAGCAGATGTAATAGCCGACTGTCGTGTCATCAGTGATGAACCACGCATCGCCTTCATCCAGAACTTTTTCATGGGCGCGGTAGATCACTGCCAGCGCCGCACGCAGCCGCTCTATTTCGTCGGCTTGAAACTTGATTTTAGCCCGTTGCCATTGAATGACGCCTTCGGCTGTATAACCAAAGTCGTCAGGATGTTTTGGATCACCCATCACTCTTTCTCCCCAAGCGCGGCGCGGGCAATTCTGAAATAGTCAGCTAAATACGACATCGGGTGAGCATCGCGTGTCTTTTCAACGATTTCACGCAGCGCCTCTTCCAGTTGCTCAATGCGTTTGGCCTGCGCCTCAATGCAGTCGGCGGCGCGTTCAATTACATCACAAGTGCAAAAGTTGTTTACACAGTCATCGCACTCTTCGCCCCGCAAAAGCCTTATCAAATCATCTGGTGTTCTTGCCTTACTTCTGCTGGTGGGTCGCGTCACAAGATTGTCGGTCATTCCATTGCCTCCTTATAAGCAGCGAGAGCGTCGTATAAGAGTTGATCTGATATTGCCATCATTGGGTAAATTTCCGGCGCAAAAATTGACATGTCGATGATCGGCGACTTTTTCGACAGGTCGTCGCTCGCCAACATTCCATTTGGAACGTCAAATAAGTACGACTGCCACTCGTAGGCCAAGTGCCAGTAAGCGTTATAAACAACCTTACGAGACGCCTTTAACTCGCGGTCCTTGATGTCCAATAGTACCTTAAGCCGGGCGATCTCATCCTCTAACTCTTCAAAATAGTCCATCATTTGTCCTCCTTACTCACAGACTCGACAAGAAGTCGAAGTTCCGCAGTCGGCATCCGGTCTATGAACGTGACGCCTTCTTCATACACGACGGTGGCAACATATTCCCGCAGCGCCTCACGCAGCCGCTCTATTTGATCGGCTGCTTCCAAGAACAACAGTTCGTCTTCTAGATAATCGTTTGGGTCTTCGCAGTGCGGCACGAAAAGCCGCAGCCGTTCAACAATGTCAGTCATCACTCTTTCTCTCCAAGCAGCGCGGCGCGAGCGTTGTCTTCTGCCCTCTCGTAATCGGCCATCATTAAGCGAAAAATCTTGTTTGATGCGACCGCTCTACTTGGCTTCACTTTCTCGTCTTCGGAACGCTTGAGCAAGGAAGTAGCTGCTACAAGCGCACTCAATGCAATCTTCAGCGCCTCACGCAGCTGGTCTATTTCGTCGGCTGCTTTTAAGAACAACAGTTCGTCTTCTAAGTAATCGTTTGTGTCTTCGCAGTGCGGGACAAAGAGCCTCAGCCGTTCAACAATGTCAGTCATTCCTGCACATCCTCAACTACTAGCTCGACATCCGCTTCCTTCAGCATCTGCCGCGCGACATCAAAGTTTTCGTAGTCCATATTCGTTAGACCAGGCCCGCACACAATCTTGCGGACGCCGGCATTAATCAGCATCCGCGTGCAGCTGGCGCAGCACAGATGCGTCACATAGACCGTGGCGCCCTTCAGCGTGTGCCTCGCCGCATGTGCGACGAGGTTTTCTTCAGCGTGCGCCGTCCAGAGATATTTGCCTGGTCGCTGCATCCGCGAGCAGTGATCTTCGACGCCTCTCGGCAGGCCGTTGTAGCCGGTCGAGAGGACTGCGCGAGACACCGGATCGACAGCCACGGCGCCGACCTTTGTTGACGGGTCTTTCGACCACGCGGCGACATGCGCCGCTAGATCGAGGAAGCGTTGCGTCCACTTCATCTTTTCACCGCGATGTACTCGTAGTCGTTGACGGCGTGCTTCTTCTGCACCAGCAGGATGTCGCGCTGGTAGTAAAGCTCGTATGCCATATCGGCCAGGAAGCCGATCTCGCGCTGTTTCACTGTCGGTTCATGCCGAGACGGCGAGTACCGATCGAACGCAAGATCGCCGCGATGGTAGGTGTACTTGGATCCGCGCTTGGCGCCCTTAAACCAGGCGTGAAAGTTGTTGATCATTGCAGAACCTCAAGAGCAAACTGTCGAGCAGTTGCTGCCGTTGTTGCAGCACGTCACGCAGACGATCGTCTTGCCGTTTACAAAGTAGGTGACAGTCGAGCAGGCAACTGCAATCGACGGAAGCAGTAGGAACGCGGCTAGGCCGCAGGCTGTTAGATATTTACGCATCGTTCTCTCCTCAGTTGATGCTTGCGTTGTTTGGTATGTCGCCAACCTGCAGGATGGCGTTCAGCAATGCTTCGGCGCATCCGCCGTGATCGTGCATGTACATATGGCCCACGCACAGCTTGATGACTTCTTGAAACACGCCGCAAGCCGGCGTGTTCGTTTGCTCGGAAACACGTTCCGCGAGCGTGACGACGACGTTCGCAATCTGCGCCGCGCGGATTCGTGGATCCCGGTCGAAGTCAGCTGTGATGGTTTGTTCGTCCATCTGCCATTGCTTTCAAGGTGCGGCTCGCACGCATTCCACACGGATTGTCTTTGTACTGAGCCTCAGTGCATGGCGTCGCACAGTTGCAGGAGTAAAAATTGAGCGCCCTCTCGCACATCTGCAGCGCCTCGATGGCATCACGCAAAGCCTGCGCGTCGACAGGATCCTGTGAGGTGCGGGCAAGGTGCTCAAACCGTTGAACCAGCGATGTCATGCTGCGGTATCCTTCAACGTCGCAAGCTCCTGGTCGCTCAGTATCGGAGCCTGCTTTGCTAGCTCTGCCAGCAGCGCGTCTTCCATCCCGCGGACAATCTCCGCGCGACGCACTTCTCCGCGTCCATCGAAATGCGCGCCCGCAAACGTGCCAGCAAACGCTAGGTAGTTGACGCCGTCCAGGACGTTGTCGTGATAAGTCGGCGTCTCAATGTGACGCCCCAGCTTTGTGCAGAGGTGGATGATTGAGATCTCGTATGGCGTCACGTTGCGGTTGAGCATGATCGACGCCAGCGACGCGATGCGCGCAAAGTTGATCTCAGGCGTCGAGTATTTCTGCTGGCGCTCGTCCATCACGTCGAGCGCCTGCTTTAGTGTGTCCCGGTAGTGCATGCTTTCTCCTCCGATTGAGCCTTCTTGACTGCCCGCAGCCCCCAAAGGACTGTCGTGTGATCCCGCTGCGTCATGCGCCCGATCTGCGCGATCGACATCCCGTCTTCCCACAGCTTCAGCCACACCTTGCGCCGCGGTATGTGCATGACCGCGCGTCGATCTTTTTGCCATAGACGCTCCCATGTCAGGTCGAACTCCTCTAGCACTGGCAGCACGATTGCCTGACGCCGCATTGACAAAGGGCATCCTTTCATCCGCCGCCGCTCGATCTGCTCCTCGCTTTCCGCAACCTCAGGAAGCGGGCGCGGCATAACGTAATCTTCGATTGGTTTTTTCGGCGTCGCTCTTTTGATCTGCGCGGCCTGGTTCAGCCGCTGGCGCACCGCCTTGTAGTGTTCTGTCCAATTTGTCATGCGTAGTTCTCAATCACGAATTGCTTGGCGCCTTCCAGCGTGTAGGTGTGGTCGAGGCGACCATGCACCGACACCGCGCGGTAGCCCTTCTCTGCCTTGCTGTAGCGGATCGGTTCGATGTAGCCGGCCTCCTTCCCAAAGTAGAAGACCGTCCAGGTGCCGTCGTCGTTGCGTTTAATCTCGATGGCCTTCATGGCAACCAGTTCTCCGCGACGATCATCATCAGGACCGAATAGAAAAGCCCGACAAGCAGGATGTGTGGGATACGAAGTTCCATTTCTCTCTCCTCTCAGTTTGTCAGCCCACACTAACGCCTTGCGCGCTAGACGCAACGCCCATGTTTTGCATAGCTGGCCCGAAATGGGGTGGGGCCTGTGGCTAGGGAGGAGAGAGGTTCACCACAGGCCCCGAGCGTGCTGGAGAGCCACGCTGGGGAGCATTGCTCGACCCAAACGAAAGATGACATAGGTGTGTTTATGGCGCAAACCGCTTGCGTCTAGCGCACAAGTCAACTATTGTTCTGGGTAACGGGAGGAGAGACCCATGAACGTAACGATTTTTCAGCGCGCCCCTGGCGTATTCCGGATCCGCATCGAGACGAACGAAAACGGCAAGCGGAAGTTCACGACAGAGACCCTCAAAGGCACGCAGCTCGACGCTGACGCCCGCAAGGTTGAGATCCTCAAGCAGCACCGCTCCGGCGAACTCGTCCAGGTCACGGACGACGGCGTCGAGATGCACTGGACGAAGTGGCAGGCCAAACGCCTCGCCCTCAAGCAGATCTCGGAAGTCACCGAGCAGAGCCAGAAGAACCTGATGAAGCCGTTTTTCGCCATGTTCGGTACGCGCCCGCTGAAGTCGATCGACAAGGACGACATCGAGGCCTTCTACCTGTCGCGCATCCGCTCCGTCGCGGAAGGCACGATGACGATCACGCATCACCACCTGAAGGCGATGTTCAACCAGGCGGTTGAAGCCGGCCTGCTAACCAAGAACCCAATGAAGCGTGTCGCGGCGCCGAAAGGCTCGAGCGAGAGCCGTAAGCCGCTCGAGAAGCGCCACATCAAGGCGCTGCTCGCATACGCATCAGACAAGCCGTTCCTTGGCCGCATGATCCGCCTCGCGCTGCACACTGGCATGCGTCGCGGCGAGATGTGCGCCCTGCGCTGGTCAGACCTCGACCTCGAGGCCGGCATCATCCACGTCGCCCGCACTGTCGTTCGCGTCGGCAATGCCGAGTACGAGAAGAAGCCCAAGACAGCGAAGTCGATCCGGTCGATCCGGATGCCCAAGTCGCTCGTCGAGGAGCTGCGTGCTGCCGCGGGCAAGCCGGACAAGCACGTCCTGCAGACCGTCTGGGGCGATCGCCCGACGCTGGCCTATATGTCCAGCTGCACCAAGGACGCCCTGCGTGCGATCGGCCTAGACGAAGGCTACTGCTTGCACTCAACCCGCCACGCCCACGCCACGCACCTGCTGCGCGAGAAGATGCCGCTCAAGGCTGTCTCCGAGCGCCTGGGCCACGCTAACGTCGAGGTGACGCTGTCCGTCTATGCCGGCGTCCTGACCGGCGACGACCAGGCCCTGGCCGACAGCATCGACAAGGTGGTGAACGGCTGACCCGATCGGGTAATTTATCCGGCCAAAACCAAAAATTACCCAATTATTACCCGATCGGGTAATGCAATCGGGTAAAGCCGCCACTAACATCCTTAAAAATCAAGGCAGTTAGAGGCGGCTCCATCCTTTATGTGAGAAGCGCCTCCGCGTGCTATCTCGTTGATTTTCGTGCAACCCGTTCTGCGATAAGCGCAAAAAAGAACCCCCTTTGCAGGGGGTTCGGGTAACGGATTGCAATAGGTTGGATTTAGCGTTCCGCGTTTCCTGCGCCCATCACAGCCTGCGCTCCAAGCAGCCGGCGCATCTCCGGCGTCAGGTTCGGCGCATGCCATTGGCGAGCCACAAAGTATGGCAGACCGAGCGAGATCACCGGATCGATCGCCGCAATGCCAGCCGCCTGAGCGCCCGCTCCTGCAGCTGCCATAGGAGCGCCACGCTTGCCGCCCGTCAAAAGATCCTGGACGAACGTCCGCTGCGCCGTGCCTGAGTTGGGCACTGGATCCGGAAGCACGGCAGCACCCGCACGGGCGATGTCCGTCAGCTGATCGCCGCCTTCCACCCACTGACGCGGGTTGCGGCCACGCTCGACCGCAGCGAGCTGTTGGGGCGGGATGAAGCCGGTGTTTAGTTTGTCGTTCCCCGCCCGCGCCATCGTGTCCTCGATGCGCGAAAAAACCATGTAGCGGCGGTTCACATCGGCCCAAGCATTGCGAAGATCCGGCGACGGCGCCGATCGCTCCATCGCATCGGCCAGGGACTTCTGCAGCCCCTGCAGCGCCTCAGACCAATAGCCAGCAGACGGCGTGTCGCTGCGCTTGGCACGCGCCAGCTCTTCGGAAATCCGCGACTGCAGGCGGTGGTAGTCCGTGCCGTCTCCGGCCTTGCCTGTGGCGTAGTTCAGCACCGTGTCGCGCATGCGCTCCCAGGCCGGGGCCACGTCGTTGAAGCCGCGAACATAGGTGTTCTCAATGCCAGCGAGATCGTTGAACAGCTGCTGGTCGCCCTGCAGCTTTGTCGTCTTCTCAAGATTGTTGTATTCGGTACGGAAACCCTGCCGAGCCTTCGTCAGCACTTCCGGCGTCGCAACGTCGCTGTTGATGCCGGCCTGTCCAAGAATGTTTTTCGTCCAGGCGCGCATCTGCTGATCTTCCACACGCGCCGCTGTTGGCGCCGAGGTTGGCAGATACCGCATCACGCTTTCCACGACCTGGCCGAACGGATTGCCCGTCCGTTGCCCAGGCGTGACCGGAATGCCGGCAGCTTCCAAGGCTGCGACGTTGTCGGCGCGCATCTGTCCGCCCGTGTTCGGGAGCCAGTTGCCGGGGCGCATCGACGGGACGACGCCTGCAGCAATGCCGAGCGGCAACGCGACAGCCGGAGGAGCGCCAGCTTCGATCGCGCCCTGCGTCGTTGTGCCAGCAATGCCCGCAGCGGCTGTCTGTGCGCCAGGTTTCTGCGCCAGCGTCTCGAGGACGGGACGCGCGACCTGGGAAGTCCGCGGCAACGCATCAGCGAATACACGCGCCGCGCGGGCGCCTGTAGCGGCTTCGGCTGTTGACTGCAGAGCAACCGATGCCAGACGCTCGCTGGCCGTCTCCGGCTGCGGCAGGCCTACCTTGGACATCACGCCCTGGACTGCTTCGGACGGACGCGGCTGCTGGCTTCCAGTGAAGTAGTTGTAGGCCGAGACCGCGGCGTCGGAGAGCGGAAGCCCAAGGCCTGCAGCAGTAGCTCCAGCAAAAAAGCCAGGGATAGCACCCACACCAGC